TGGCGATGAGCAAATCCGTGGCATGGTACAGATAGCAGAAGTATGGGCAGATGCTAGTTGCGAAACTTGCGGTGCTCCGGGCCAGCGCCGAGGTGGTGGGTGGATTAAGACTCTGTGTGATTATCACGAAGCAGAGCGTCAACAGAGAATAAAACAATATGAAAATCAAACTAGTCAGTGACTTGCATTTAGAGTTCAGTGACATCAACATTAAGAACGATGAAGGCTGTGATGTCTTAATCTTAAGTGGCGACATTATGGTTGCCACGGATCTGCACGATCACCCTGAACCAGCAAATACTGCTGATCAAACAGCTATTGCCAACGGCACTGGACTTGGTCGAAAGCAGATATCTGCTCAACGATTCCGCGACTTTCTTAAGCGTGTTAGTTTTCAGTTCCCTCATGTGATTTACGTTGCAGGCAATCACGAGTTCTACCATGGTAGATGGGATCAGAGTTTGACCACGTTAAGTAATGAGTGCGCTAAGTTTCCCAATGTCTACTTCCTAGAAGCAGGTAGTAAGAAGATTGATGATGTGACTTTTATTGGTGGGACTTTGTGGACTGATATGAACAAAGGCGACCCGTTAACCTTACATTCTGTACGTGACATGATGAACGACTTTACTGTTATTAAAAAGGATCTTGAGGGCTACACTAGACTTAAACCCCATGACACAGTTATTCGCCATAAGCACATGCTAGGCTATATCAAGCAAATTGTTGCCGAACGGCACGATGAGAAGTTTGTTGTAGTCGGGCATCATGCTCCTAGCAAACTTAGTACTCATGAGCAGTATGCAGATCAACACCTAATGAATGGTGCTTACAGCAGTGACTTGAGTGAATTTATTCTTGATCGTCCACAGATCAAACTCTGGACACACGGGCATACCCATCATCCATTTGATTATATGATTGGCAGTACTCGAGTAGTTTGCAACCCTCGTGGCTATGAAGGCTATGAGCCAGAGAGTGGCTGGAATCCTAACATTGTAATAGAGGTATGATATGGAAAATTTTAACGTAGCAGAAGTAACAAAAACAACAGCTAAAAATATGTACGAACTACTAATGCAGTTAGCAAGTCATATTGAAAAGCTTGAAACTGAAAATGCAACTCTTAAACATAAATTGAGTTTACACGATGACGACCTTAAGTGAAAAAGATTTATTTAAGTTTAAGAAATGGCTAAAATGCCACTTAGCTTATGGTCCTACTACTGTAGTCTTTACTAAAAAGGATGGTACAGAACGAGTAATGAATTGCACAATCAATCCAGAACTTGTTCCTGTCGAACCAATTGTAGAAGGTGTAGAGAAAAAAGAAAAGAAAGTCAACGAAGAAGTTATGCCAGTCTATGATCTAGATGCTAAGGCATGGAAGAGTTTTCGTTGGGATAGTATTAAACAAGTGAGATTTGAACTATGAGACAATATGTAGAAAACACCTGCGAAGTCCTTTGTGAAGATAATGGCCGCAAAATGGTTGCAGATCTTTTGAGCTTTCGAGAGCACGATCATCTTGCAGTTAGCCTGGAAAAACAGTTAAAATTAGAAATGCGATGGAATGGTCATATCTACGAAGGCAAGATGGGTCGTTTGAGTTTTACATCAGACGGGCCATTAGTTCGAAATGTTAAACAAGGTAGAAGATGAAAATAGGACTAAGTTATAGTCGCTGTGTTCGTGATATTGTTGACGGGGTCGTGGACATTGATGAGGTGTTGGTCATTATCAGTCGTACAGATTTCGATCCGCATGACAATGAACAATGGCAGGGCATTTGGCAAGGATATCATCAGCGTGGCGGTTGGAGTAATCCCGAATGGGGCCACTATGCAGAGGAAGATGAAGACCGATTCCGTTCAGTAAGCATTGAACTTTGGGAGACTGGTAAGTTACATCAGCCCCGTAAGTTTGGCGCTCACCCTAGTCGCCGTCCAGAAATTTGGCTAGAAGCAGTTTTGCCTAGCAGTGAATTAAAAAAGAATCCTGCTGCCAAAATTGCTTGGGACAAGTTCCAAACAGTTGCAGGTTTAACCAACGTAAATTTAGATAAGGAATACAAATAATGCCACGTTTAATCCCAACAGTCATTGAGTCAGAACCACGTGGAGAACGTGCGTATGACATCTATAGTCGATTACTTAAAGATCGTATTGTTATGTTAGACAGCGAAGTAGACGAACACAGCTCAAGCATTCTTGTAGCACAGTTGCTATTCCTAGAAAGCCAGGGCAACGAAGATATCACATTCTTCATCAACAGTCCAGGCGGCAGCGTAACAGCAGGCTTGGCTATCTATGATACTATGCAGTTCATCAAACCAGACGTAGCTACCTACGTTATGGGTCAGGCTGCTAGCATGGGTAGTTTCCTGGCACAGGCGGGTGCGGCAGGCAAGCGTTTTGTTCTTCCAGAAAGCCGTACTATGATCCATCGTGTTAGCTCAGGTACACGTGGTACTAGCGGTTCAGTACACATACAAGAGCTACAGTTTGAAGATGCTAAACGTAGCTTTGAAGAAAGCCAGCGCCTAAATAAACGTCTAACAGAACTGTATGTACGCCATAATACTGCGGGTAAAACCTATGATGAACTGTTCAGTAATATGAAGTTTGACACGTTTCTAAGCGCAGATGAAGCTGTAGCCTATGGGTTAGCTGATAAAGTTATCTCAAAACGCCCATAAAGTGCGTAGTTAATAGGCATTGACACAGGACTTAAATAGTACAACTGGGAGAGTACTGTGTCAAGGAAGCCATTTAACTGGTCAATGTTAGACAGAGATAACTTGTACACCATGATGTACGAGTTAAAGCCCTTTGTAGTGGGCAAGCGTCTTGCCATTAAAACACTACAAAAACTTTTGAGTGATCATCTCAAATGGTATCTTCCTATTAGAGTTAGATTAAAACGTGACCCTACGCACGATAAGGGAATTGTTTATATTGGTGGTGTATATTATGCTCACTACGATCAAGAAGAACATAGACAAATTGAAATAAATTTTAGTTATAAGTCTACTAGTACCGAAATCAAACTTTCAGATAATCGTTGGGATAGGATGTGCAAACTGTTTGCGGATACTATGCTACACGAAATTGTACACATGAGACAGTATCGCACTAGGGAATTCAAACAGATTCCTGGGTACGAAAGCACTGCTTACTATGCTAGAGATCGCAGAGAACAAGAGTACTATGGGCATAAAGATGAAATGGGCGCATTTGCTTTTAACATTGCCTGTGAGTTACATGATAAATTTGGCAACAATTTTGATGCTGCCAAACATTATTTGGACAGTAGTCTATCCAAACGTGCCAAAAAGTCCTGTTGGTACAAGTATATGAAAACATTTGATTGGAATCATAATCATCCAGTTATACGCTCAATGAAAAAGAAAATCATTCGAAACTTACCCTATGCTCAAATAGGTAAGCCATTTAAAACTCCAGACCGCTTGACTTATTAATCTCTAGACTGTATAATATATACATTAAACAGTAGAAAGGTCTAACATGTTCGATCCGTGCCAAAATGTAATTTCCACTCTTGAAGACCACAATAGTCGATTGGACAAAGAAGCCATTATTTTGGCTCAAGCAGAAGCAGGAAATAGTGAATTCTTCCAAGGCGCACGACTAGCATTAGACCCTATGATTACATTTGGATTGAAACAGATCCCGGAGAAAAAAGATGAAGATGGCGCTGGCTTACCTTGGGATAGTTTTAGTCTCATTATTACTGGTTTTGTTAATCGTTCACTCACAGGCAACCTTGCCCGCGACACTGTTGCTAAAATGATGGCCAGTGCCACTCGGACACAATGGAATGGTTGGTATCGACGCATACTGATCAAAGATCTGCGTTGCGGTGTAAGCGAAAAAACCGTTAACAAAGTAGTGGAGAAAAAATATGCTAGTTACGCCATCCCAGTGTTTGGTTGTCAGCTTGCTCACGACTCTGCTAATCATGAGTCGAAGGTATCGGGCAAAAAACTTATTGAGGTTAAATTGGACGGTGTTCGTGTTATTACTATTGTACGTACTGATGGTCGTGTAGACATGTTCAGTCGTAATGGTAAAGAGCTTGCTAACTTCCCAACCATAACAGAACAAATTAGTGCAGTAGTTAAGAAAGATCCGCCACCATACGATCTAGTGTTGGACGGCGAAGTAATGTCTAGCTCATTCCAAGATTTGATGAAACAAGTACACCGCAAGAGTGATGTTCAAAGTAACGATGCTGTTCTTAACTTATTTGATGTTATTCCTTTGGAAAACTTTGAACAGGGCGTGTGGGATAAGAATCAATCGGATCGTAGTGATATGGTTTATTATTGGCATAAGACGCACAAAGACATGTTACCTAATGTAGCAGTTGTCGGGCACGAACTTGTTGATCTGGACACAGATGAAGGCCAGTTGCGATACAAAGAAATCAACGCACAGGCAGTAGCAGGCGGCTATGAAGGCATTATGATTAAAGATCCAGAAGCTGGCTATGAATGTAAACGTTCAGTAGCATGGCTCAAGTTGAAGCCATTCATTGAAGTATCATTGGAGGTAGTAGATGTTGAAGAAGGAACAGGAAGAAACGTTGGCAGGCTTGGAGCGATTGTCTGCCAAGGAGTCGACGACGGAAAAACTATTCGGGTCAATGTTGGCAGTGGTTTTAGTGATAGTGATCGTGATAGCTATTGGAGTTCACGTGATTCCCTACTTGGTCAGATCGTGGAAGTGCGAGCAGATGCCGTCACCCAAAACCAGGACGGAACATACAGTTTGCGATTTCCAAGGTTCCTACGGTTCCGTGGATTTCAAGTAGGAGAGAAGCTGTGAAGATAAGTACTAGAACACGTAATATTAGAACCATACGACATGGTGACGACAAGTTTATGCTTCAGGACGGTCTAATGATATGCCCTAGAGCAGGATTTGAGATTAGCGATAACTGCCCTGCAGAATATAAAAGCATCTTTATCACTGCTATAAATGCAGGATGGATTAAGCCTGTAGCACATGTATATGGTAAAGAACTAACAATGGACGCACTAAGATGAATATTGAAGTAGGCCAAATATGGGACTCTGCAAATAGAACAGAATTCCATATAGATTATATTAGAGAAACAGAAGAAGGTCGTTGGGTACATTATACTAATACATTTACTCAACAAACATACAGTTGTCTAGAAACAGCATTTAGACAACGATTTACAGCAGTTTTAAATCAACATTAAGGAGAAAATCATGTTTGGAACAACTTATACAGGCGGAATGACATATCGTTCTGCCAGCGAAATTAATTCAGCAATGGGTCGTGTCTACGGACATATGAGTCTTGCTGTTATTGTATCAATGATTGTCAGTTACTTTGTAGGCACCAGCCCAGAGTTGTTGGCATTCTTTTTTACAGGCGTGATGAAATGGATTGTGATTTTTGCACCATTGGTAGCAATCTTCGGTATTGTTATTTTGCTAAATGCAAGCCCAACTAAACAAATGGCACAACTTTGTCTACACGGCTTTGCCGCATTGATGGGCTTGAGTTTTGCTACAATCTTTGCAGTATTTACTATGGGCAGTATTGTGTCAGCATTTATGGGTGCGGCCATCTTGTTTGGAGTAATGAGTGGCTATGGTTACTTTACCAAACAAAGTCTAGATAGTCTAGGAAAGTTTATGTTTGTAGGATTGATTGCTATTGTTATTGCCAGCATTGTCAACATCTTTATTGGTAGTACTGTGATGCAAATGGTAATCTCAGCATTGGCTATCATTATCTTTCTTGGATTGACAGCATACGACACACAAAAGATCCGTGAAGAACTCAGTGTAGAAGCCAGTGACGTAGCAGAAATCCGCGGAGCACTAACTCTATACATGGACTTTATCAACTTGTTTATTAACCTGTTACAACTTTTTGGAGATAGAAAATGATTCGTGAGTTTATTAATATTGTAGAAGGTCTGCGTATCAGTGACGATTGGTTCAAGGACGGTGGGTTTAAAACCTATAAACGTCCCGCCAAAGAACGTTATGAAATTGCCAACGAGCCTGGCACGATTGATACTCTTGAAGGTCCGGTTAAGTATCCAAAAGGATTCTATATCATGACTGGACCAAAAGGTGAGCAGTATCCAATTAGTCCAGAAAAGTTTAACGATCTTAAAGATGATCTAGGTGATGGAGTTTGTACACCAAAGAAGATCGTCAAGTTTGCTAAATTGGCAGATCATTCCGGAAGTGTTGACACAAGCTGGGGTGAGAAGTTACACTATAATCCAGGCGAAGATGTTATTGTTCGTCACGGTGAGAACGACTACGGGGTAGTCAAAAAAGATATCTTTGCACAAACATACGAGAAAATGTAATGAGAAGTAACTATTGGTCATGCACTAAGTTTGCAGACTGGATCCGCGGTACACCTAAACGAGGTGCCCTAACTGCGGATGGTTGGGCGGAATGGGAAGATGAAGCAAAACGCTACAATCCTGTTCGTTATTGGATTGCTGAAGAGGCCCTGGATGCGATTCAAAATTTTATCTGGTGGCCAGTGGATCAATTATATGCTGTCAAATATTATATCAACAACCGTTTTGTTACCCGTACTCATAGCCTTACCGCTCATTCCAGGGATATTAAGCCTGGCCAGTGGCAGGACGTGGGGAACCGCTTTTTGCCTTGCCTATTCAATGAGCTTGTTGATTTTGTTGAAATAGAAACAGCTTGGAGTCACATTGCTTGGGGTGATAAAAAAGATAAGGCAAAATATAATCCTCCATTCTGGGCAACAGGTTGGTTCCGTTGGCGTACTTGGCGTTGTCCACAAGCAGGTCTTGATCACTTAGATTGGGCAATGACACTGACCAATGAAGAATGGCCAGCAGAAGGTGAAAAGCATACTGCTGAACCAACTGGGCAGGCTGTCCGTGCTAAGGAAAT